GTAGCCCTTATTTTTTTAACAACACATAAACAATTAAATGTATGGATTTAGGATTAGAAGCCTTGAGTAAAATAACAGTGTTTAGCAAGTACGCCAAGTACATCCCTGAGCTAAACAGAAGAGAAACGTGGGATGAAATCATTGGTCGTTATGAGGCTATGATGATAAAGAAGTATCCTTATTTAGAGGAGTCAATCAAGGAGTCTATTCCAATGATTAGAGACAAGAAAGTCTTGCCTTCTATGAGAGCACTACAGTTTGCTGGTGCTGCTGCTGAAGTTAACAACGCTCGTATCTACAACTGTTGTTATCTACCTATTGATAGCTTACATAGTTTCTCTGAGTCTATGTTCTTATTATTAGGTGGTACAGGTGTAGGATATAGTGTACAACGCCATCATGTAGCTGAATTACCAGCTATCAAGAAACCAGGTAAGGGTCGTACATATTTAGTTGAAGATTCTATTATGGGATGGGCTGATGCTGTAAAGGTGTTAATGAAAGCTTATCTTGAAGGATCATTCTTACCAAAGTTTGACTTTCGTGCAGTTCGTGAGAAAGGTGCACGTTTAGTTACAGCAGGTGGTAAAGCACCAGGACCAGAGCCATTGAAGTTATGTCTTACACACGTTCAGGCTATGTTAGATAGAAAGGCTGAAGGTGAGAAGTTATCTCCATTAGACTGCCATGATATCTTATGTCACATTGCTAATTCTGTTCTTGCAGGTGGTATTCGTCGTTCAGCTATGATCTCTTTATTTGATCATGATGAAGAAGAGATGATTACATGTAAGTATGGTAATTGGTGGGAGATTAACGAGCAACGTGGACGTGCTAACAACTCTGCTGTATTAAAGCGTGGAGAAGTTAGTCAAGAAGAGTTCTTTGCTTTATGGAAACGTATAGAAGCATCAGGAAGTGGAGAACCAGGATTGTATTGGAGTAACAATAAAGACTGGGGAACTAATCCATGTTGTGAGATTGCTCTACGTCCTTATCAGTTCTGTAACTTATGTGAGGTTAATGTAAGTGATATAGAAGACCAATATGATCTTAACAATCGTGTAGGTGCTGCAGCATTCTTTGGCACATTACAGGCAGGATTTACTGACTTCCATTACCTTCGTCCTATCTGGGCTAAAACAACTCAACACGATGCCTTATTAGGTATTGGTATGACTGGTATAGGAAGTGGAGAGATTATGAAGTATGACTTAAAGATGGCAGCTAATGTTGCTAAGAAAGTTAATCAAATGATTTCTGAGAAGACTGGTATTAATGAGGCAGCTCGTATTAGTTGTGTTAAACCTTCAGGTACTACATCTCTAGTATTAGGAACAGCGTCAGGTATCCATGCTTGGCATAATGATTTCTATTTACGTACAATGCGTTTCAACAAGAACGAAGACATTGCTATGTATCTAATGAAGAATCATCCAGAGTTAGTTGAAGACGATGTGTTACGCCCACAAGATACCATCTGTGTACGTATTCCAGTGAAGGCACCAGAGGATTCTATCCTTCGTACTGAGACAGCTATTGATACATTAGAAAGAGTTAAACATTTCTCTACTGATTGGATTAATGCAGGACATGTACATGGTGACAATACACATAACGTAAGTGCTACCATCTCTATTAAAGAAGATGAGTGGAAGACTGTAGGTGATTGGATGTGGGAGAATCGTGAGTTCTATAATGGTTTGTCTGTACTACCTTATTGGGGTGGAACATATCAGCAAGCTCCTTTCGAGGACATCACTGAAGAACAATATAATTCACGTATTGGTGAATTAAAAGAGATTGACATCACTAAAATCAAAGAAGTAGATGATACAGTTAACTTCAACGAATCAGTTGCCTGTGGTGGAGGTGCCTGCGAGATTGTCTAAGGAATTCTTAGTAAGTAGAGGCTCCTGCTGTGGGAGTAAATGTAAAAATTGTCCTTACACTCCTAAGTGGGTGAAGGGATCTAAAGATTAGTATTTAGATTGTGTAGAGTTCCAAATAGCCTAGAGGTTTTGCTTCTAGGCTATTTTATTTTTAATGAATTATTTGTAACTTTATATAACAAAAAAATAAACGAAATGGCAAAAAAGCAAACAGAAGCAGCTTCAGGTAAATCTAAGCTGGAGGACGCATTAGATGCGCTCAACAAAAAGTATGGCGTGGGTACCATACTATCACTAGGTGATAAAAACCACAATGAATATGATCTTATCTCAACAGGATCTATTGCATTCGATCACATCGCTCTAGGTGTAGGAGGTTTCGTTAAAGGGAAACTTTATGAACTTGTAGGCTGGGAGGGTTCAGGTAAATCTACTATCTGTGGCCATGCTGTAGCTAACTGTCAAGCTGGTGGTGGTAAGGTTTTATACATCGATGGCGAGCATGCTGTTGATCCTAATTACTTTACTGCCCTAGGTGTAGATATTGCTAGCATGTTAATTTCTCAGCCAACTTGTGGCGAGGAGGGTTTTCAGATTGCTATGGATATGATTAACACTGGAGAGATTGATCTTGTTATCATTGACTCAGATTCATCTTTAATCCCTAAGAAAGTCTTAGATGGTGAGGTGGGTGATAGTTCTATTGGTAGAAAAGCTAAGCTTAACAGTGATGTCTATCCTAAGTTAAAAGGCATCTTATCTAAGCATCAGACATGTGTAATTGTTGTAAGTCAGTATCGTGAGAAGATTGGTGTAATGTTTGGCGATCCTCGTACAACTCAGGGAGGTCATGCATTGAAGTTTTATGCTGACGTTCGTGTAGAGGTGAGTAAAACTCTTGCTAAGGAAGGTACAGAAGCTTATGGTAATCTAACCAAGATTAAAACTATCAAGAACAAGATGGCTCCTCCTTTCAAGGGTGTAGAGTTTGAGATCTTGTTTGGCGTAGGTATTGATCGTATGTTAGAGATTATGGACATGGCTAGTGACCTTGCAATCTTACGTAAGTATGGTAAGACTATCACTTACAATGAGATTAAGTATGAGCTTGACGAGTTTAGAACTTTATTAGGAGACAATGAAGAATTCTTTGACAAACTACGTCAGGATATTGTAGATAAAATTAATAATGTAAACGAAATAAACGAAACAGAAGATGAAGATACACTTCAAGAAGTTGAATCCACAGGCACAGAAGCCTAAATTTGGTAAGCCAGGAGATGCAGGTGCAGATCTTGTAGCTACATCGATGAACTTATCTATGGATGATAATATAGTATATGGTACAGGACTTGCTGTAGAAATACCAGAAGGAATGGTGGGACTTGTGTTCCCACGCTCCTCTATACGTAATACAACTCTATCAATGGCTAATTCAGTTGGTGTAATTGATTCAGGTTATAGAGGAGAGATCATGATTACTTTTAAGATGGTTAATAAAAATGAAGTTGTAGGCTATACTATAGGTGATCGTATTGCTCAGTTAGTAATCATACCTGTACCATTAACTAACTATGTAGAAGTAGAAGAACTATCAGAAACAGAAAGAGGACAACAAGGACATGGCAGTACTGGCAGATGAACCAACACCAGGCTTAGATGAATTCAAAGCTAAGCTACAAAAAGTTACAGATTTGTATTCAAAACATAAAGATGATCTATATGGAGCACGTAAAGTTATGAAAGAGATACAACAAAGAGAAATGGTGAATCATCCTGATCATTACCAGGGTAATAGGTTTGAAGTGATTGATATCATTGAAGACTATGAGCTAGGATTTAATTTAGGAAATGCTATTAAGTATATTCTTAGATCAGATAAGAAGGGTAACAAAAATCAAGACCTTCAGAAAGCTCTCTGGTATATTCAACGAGAGATAACTTATTCAAAGGATGAAGAGTTGTAGTGTAGAGGGTTGTGAGAATCGTATATGGGGAAAGGGTTTATGTTTGAGTCACATCAAGCGTAAACCCATCACTCCTAAACGAGGTGGGCTGATAACAGTCAAGCGTGACATGTTTGTGCAGAAGACTAAGGTAGAAACAATGAGAAACCTATTCTTAGAGATCTGGAAAGAACGCAAGCATTACTCAGAAGTGAGTGGAGATTATCTAGGAGGTGAAGCATTATCAACATTCTTTCATCACATACTTCCTAAGAGTAAATATCCTGAACTACAATATGATAAATCTAATATTATTTTATTAACTTTACCAGAACATGAATCTGTAGAAAATGATATGTACAGATTTGAAGAAGTTAATAGAAGACGTATTGAACTTTTAAATAAAATAAACCAATGACAAACCAATTTTTCTACACTCGTAAAGAGGGTGACAAAGAGTTTACAGACTCTTTCAATGTAAACAAGGTAATTCGCAGCATTGCATTTGATGATGAGCTAGTTATTCTACTAGATGACATTCATGAGCGTGTTGAAGAGGTTCCTACACTTAATCCTAAGACTAATAAGGTGATAGGTGTACAACGCAAGCGTGATATCTTCCAATCAGATATCCACTTGAAGGGTGATGATATTGTAAGATTTAAAAAACTAACAAACATTGAAGCATAATGGCAGATTTTAAAAAATTACTAGGAAATAGAATCCTTTTAGACCTTCCTAAGAAAGATGAAGGTAAACTTATTGTGGATGAGAACACAAAAGAAGCTCTTGAAAGAGAGATGATGCAAAAACTTAATAAGCTTACAGTGTATGCTGTAGGTGATCTTGTTACTAACATTAACATAGGTGATAAGATCTTAGTTGATCCAGGAGCATTAGGTAAAGCCCCAGTAATTCCTATTGGTGAGGAGAATAAGTTATTAGTTACACCATTTGATGTAATCCTAGTTTGGTAATGATATCAGTATTAACTATAACCTATCAACGTCACCACCTTCTTGAAGAAGCTATTGAGTCATTCTTACAACAGAGTGATGAGAATTCTGAGATGGTGGTGATTAACGATAGCAATAAAGTTGAATATGCATTTGACCATCCTAGGGTGAGAGTTATTAACTGTAAGGAAAGATTTCCATCTATAGCAGCTAAGCTAGAGTGGGGATACAAACAGTGCAAGTATAATTATATATATCGTCTTGATGATGATGATTTGATTGCAGATGAAGGACTATCTATTATGTCTCAAGCAATCAGTAATAATCCTAATCATGAGATATATAGAAGCTCCTCACATTACTTCTTTGTAGATAATAAATATAAAGAAGCTAATGATAATGTTAATAATGGTAACTGTTATAGTAAAGCTTATCTAAATAGAATCACCTGGCCTGATAAAAGTGGTGATGAAGATGCTGATATAACCTTTGGTCATAAAGCAGACATCTTCACTATATCTAAACCAACAATGATATATAGATGGGGAATGGATACATTGCATATATCTGGTATGGGAATTCTTCCAAGTAAAGATGTACTAGAACGTACAGATAAAGTATTAAATAAAGAGAATGGGATTATAGCTCTTATTCCACATTTTAAAGAAGATTATTATAATCAATTATAAAAGAAAAAGGAGGCCAATGGTCTCCTTTTTACTTAATCAAAAATCACAAATTTAATCGAAACGAACAAAAATCTATTTAGAAAGTCTTTTTTGTTTTAAAGGCCACATCTTACTCTTAAGACGTGATGGCGTATCAGCCTCCTTCATGTAGTTAGCATCAACTGGTTTAGGGTTTGCCACATTAGGAGCCTTTGCAGGCTTGTGCATTTTAAGCACAGGCTTTGTTTTTTTCTTAATCATTATTTCTTTTTCATTTTACCTCCAGACTTCATAGTCTTCTTAGGTATAGTGAACTTATTGCTCTCAAATGATTTTGTAGTATCAACCTTAGAAGGTTTTTTACCTATTGTATCTGGAGCTTGTTTTGCAGTGATGGTGAACTTGTTAGAAACAGCTGCACCTGATTGAGCTTTCTTTTTCATATTATTTACAGCCATATTTACATTTTTTCATAGATGCGCCAGACTTAGCCATCTTTTTAGCACCTGCGATACGATCAGCAGCTGTAGGATTAGGATTCTTATCGATACCAGCTTTCACTGATAGCATACCAAACGCTCCACCATCTTTAGCTTTCTTAATCTTACCACCATTCTTAGAAAAACCACCACCAGGAGTTTTCTCACGAGGTCCAGCTTTAGGTCCATTGTAATTTTCTCCATCATCAGAAAGAATAGGATAGGTCTTCTTTTTAGGAGCAGGAGCCATTGGTTTTTTAGCAACAGGTTTTTTAGGCATAGATGCACCAGCTTGTGCTTTTTTCATTGTTTTCATATTATTTCTTTTTAGTTTGAGCTTTTATTTTCTTTTCCTGCTTTAACATAGCAGCTGTAGGTTTCTTACCTGAACCTTTGTTAGCACGAATGTTGTCCCACAACCCTCTGCGTGATGTAGAACCATCTTTGCGTTTTAGCATTTCCATTTTCTAAGGGATTTATTTATACGTGAATTAGGATCGTTTGCAGTTTTTGCAGACGTTAGTTTCTTTTTCATACCTGACATCCTAGCACAGAATGATTTCTTGCGAGGACCACCACCAGGTTGTGGAGCTTTGATATCGTGACCTGCAGCCTTTAGAGATGCTCGTCCTTTTGCGTTTAGGCCACCAGAAGGACTCTTACCTTCTTTTCTTTGCCATGCTGGGCTTTTTGCCATAATCAGGATTGTCTTTATGCCACTTCTTTACAGATGCAACACCTTGTTTAACAGTTTTTGCTCTTGACATGTTTGTGAGATTTATCTTATCCCACTTACCTGCAGAAGGACCTCCTATGTGATCTAGGACTATATCTCCTTTATCACCTATTCCCCTATCGACCTTCTTTTTAAACACTTTATGTGTCTGGCCACCAGCTTTAACGATAGCTTTATTTGCCATTACTTTTTCTTAAGAGGTTGAACTTTAGATAGATCTTTTTTAACCTTATCCATCCATATCTTTTCTTTTTTAGGCTTCATGGCTTTTTTAATCTTACTAAAAGCATCTACCTTACCACCATTCTTTAATGATGTACCATCCTTCTTAATAAGATGACCATTAGGAACAGGAGTTATCTTTGCCATGTTACTTACCTTTACGAGCTCTGCCCATAGCTTTAAATGTCTTAGCTAATGCTTTTCTTTTTGGAGTGCATGTAGCTTTAGTCATAGGAGTGCAGTATCCTTTATGTTTAGGATTGACTGCTTTCTGGATCCAATTCTTGTCCTTTGCCATATCTTCTGAACGTTAAATTAGGTTTTACCCTAATATCTTTATGAGTGAATTGCCAGAGCTCCCCTGTGGCGTTAATTATAATGGTGTATACAGTTTCTGTCTCATGACCATATTCTGTAACAAGCCAGATGACTCCATCACCTTTAGGTGTAGATACATCTATTCTGTTAGCAGGCTCAAAGATCATTATTTCTTCTTAGCACTCATCTTGGTAGCACCAAGTTCTTTATCTCTTTTCAAAGAAACTTTACCTTTAGCTCCTGCTAAGGTCTTCTCTTGAACCTTTGTCCAAGCACCTTTAGGATCTACAGGTCCTACACGTTTGTTAGAAGCTTTTAGTCCTGTAAGACTGCCTCCTGATTTTTTAGATGTTGCCATTTTATTTTTTAATTTATTGTTCTTGATATTCAACAACTAGTCCTGTCTCAACAGCTTTAGCCATCACACTTTCAATAACGTCAGCAGCATTTGCTGCATTTAATATAACTCTAGCCTCTGGCGTAGAAACAATTCCACGTAATGAGTTTAAGATCATTCCAAATTCATTACCTGAAAGGGTGAACTGGGCATCTTGATGCCAAGTGTACTTCTTTGAAGGGTCGTATGCAGGAACTACTGTAGCACCTGTCTCGTCATCTCTAACTATTTGCATTTTATTTTTGGTTTAGTTTGAACAAATATAATCATCCCAAATCAATTTCAAAAGAAATAACTGCATTTGTTTTAATGCTTTTACTCATATTTAATTTGATCTGGAATCTATTGTGGAACTTAAATAGTTCCTCTATTAACATGTTTGTATACATAGGAAGAGAAGGTGCAATCCTGAATGAATAATGATTAGGATGTTTTACAACTTCCATACTAGATAATTCATCAACTGAATCTATAATGCCTTCTAGATGCGAGAAATATATTGCATCATTATCAGCCATTATTTTTGGAAAGAATCTCTTCTCTACTTGCATTAAGACAAGGTTAATCGATATAAAGTTTGTGCTGCTTCTCCTGATAAAGATTGAGCAACATTTTCAATGTCTGGCATGTTATTAGCTTCACCAAACTCTTCAAGATCTTTAGCAAAAGAAACTAGTTCTTTCACCACTTGATTTGGCATACCTGCAGAGTAATCTTTTAAAGCATCAATTCTATATGCTTTAACTCTCTTACCTGAATAGCCCATAATCTTCTCAATAATTTCATCTTGGAAATCTCCCACCTTATCATATATAATTCCTAGAGCTTGATGCTCAGCATATGATGTAGTTTGAAAATGTAACAGATGTAATTCTTCATAGAAGTAAGAAAGCTTTCCAGCAATAGTCTCTAGTGTGAGACTATTGCTTTTGCTTTCTAACATTTCTTGGGGGAATAATGATTTTGCCATTGGTTTATTTTAACAAGCTCCTATGTTTGATTGTTCACTTACTAGTCCTACTGTTACAAAGACGTCACTAGCCCAATATCCAAACGTTGGAGTGATTGAGTTAAGTGAGCACATCCAATGATTATATGAGCCAGGAGAAGTAAATGATCTAGTAGCAGGGTTTCCAGATCCATCATCAGATGTTTCTGTAATCACTTTACCATTTAAGGTTGCGTTTGTATTATCTATAGCAAGATCTAAGTCTGTTTGGCTAATTACATAAGAGTATGCATTTGATGGAGGACATGGATCTATACCAGTAATAAGACCATCAAGTGAATTATATATTAGACCATTAGCTGAATAGAATCCAGTAGGAGCAGGAGAAGTTAATGCTGCATCAATATACATAACAACTCCTTGACCTATAGGGCTAGAGGTATATACAGTGAACTGATCTTGTGCTTGATAACATGCTTCTGGTCCTGATGTAGTTGAGTAGTTAATAAAAGTTGAATAAGAAGGAGGTAATGTAGTTGTGCTACTAGTTGTAGTTGTAGTATTACTGCAACACTCTGTAGCATTTATTTGTTTCCAATTACCATCTTTAGGCTTAAATCTTTGTAAGATTAAGCTACTTGGTACTATACGTCCTGTTCCATCGAATCTAACGTATGCTTTTAAACTTGTATTTTTTTGCTGTCCCATGATTAGTCTGCTTGAGATGTGAATGCTAATGTTCCATTAGGGCATAGTCTGTTCTTTACAGATAATGGAACTGTTAATTGAAGACCTCCAGGTCCTGCATTTGAATAAGTTCCAAATGCACGAGTGCCTTCATCTGTATTAAGT